ACGACAACTCAGGAATGATTTGTGTGTCAATGGTAAACGTCTGGTTGCTACACCAGACCAAACATTGTCCTCTTTATCTCTTTGTGAAACCTCTTCGATAGTTGTGGGTTCAAGGGAACCTTGTGGGTTCAATCCAACCCACCGCTTGTACAATTTGGCAAGTGTATAAGCAACACCCATAACAGCCGATGCTTTAAGAATCTTCGACAAATGGTTATCTCGCAATTCTTGAAGAATGGGTCTCAAGCTATTTCGATTTGCTAAATCCGATACGTAATCTTCTTTAACAAGCTTGATCATGTGCGATTGTCTAAAAGCACAATAGCCAAAACCAAGCCCCAATGCACCCAAAGTCAAACATTTATCTTTCCTTGGGATAAACTGGGAAAAAATGCCAGACAATCCTAATAAGGACCACTGTACACAAGACTTCTTAACGTAAGTATCCCTCAACTTGCGAGCTTCACACAACATGAAAACTTTTTGTAGTCTAGGATCACTAATCCAACTCGTTGGAATAACAGTTATCCAATCAAATCTTCTAATCAAAGCTCGGGCAGCCAAAAGAATACCAGTAGAAACAGATGTTTCAAGAAAATCGATTGAACCAAACACATCTCCAACAATTTTATCCTTAGCAATACGCTTAACTTCATGACAGACACCCATAAGACGTGATCCAACCTGAGGTCGTTTCTCATCATCACTGTGACTGTCAAAAATATCATTCGACGCATTTTCTCCAGAAAAATTAGATTTGCGAATGTCAAAAACAAATTTACTGGTACAACAATGTTCCAAACAATGTTTCTTCAATTGTTTGCATCCATCAACACCGCAAAGAATAATATCACTAGATCTGGCATCTTGCAAATTTACCAGATCAAATTGCTCTTTACGGTGTTTGTGAAACATCTCAATGCAATAATTGACTGCAGTGCACATATCAACACGTTCCATGACATTTCCACGCCATTCAATAATTTTGTACGACGCTCCCGTTTTCAAATTTGGAGGAGGCACAGCAACAGACAAAGTTAGCTCCCACACGTCATCAAATGGTGGAGGTTCATATTTTCCGTCGACCGTATATTTCTCCAGAACTTTGTTTGAATCCAAACCAAGACAAATACCGTCTTTGGTCTTCTGGAATTCTTTCTTCGCAAAAACATCAATGACAACATGCATACGTCTTTGAATGGAATAAGGACAATTGGAATATAAACGAGCATCCAAATCCTTAACATTCGTAGTTACGGTAACCAATTCAGGTTCAAGCCATGTTTTTTCTTTCCGAGCCAAATCAGCCATTGGAGCAACACACGGAGCATTATCACAAATCTTTTATATGGCATCACAAGGAGAAACTTCAACGAAATC